CCGGTCGGGTAGCCGAGCCACGACGCCAGACCGTGCCCGGACAGGCTCACGTCGTCGTAGGCGACGATGCGGCCTCGGTAGCCACGTGCGGCCTTCACGGCGGCGAGTCGGTCGGCGTGGCTGTCCAGCGTCTCCACCAGCCCCTTCGGGCCGATGACGATGTGGTCGTTCGGCAGGATCTGGCGGCGGATGCTGAACGGGATGACCGGGCGACCATGGTCGTCGGTGCGCCACGCCAGCGACCACTCGCCGGCACCCATCAGCACCTCGGTGATCATCGGGCCACGATCCGGGTCTTGACGTAGACGTAGGTCATGAACTGATAGACCAGGTCTTGCTCATTGTTGTAGCCGGACGCTGCCGACCCGCCGAGAGATTGCCCGACCATGATCGTCGGCACCTTCGTGGGGTCGAATCCGATCTCTATCGCTCCGTTTGTGGTGTCAGCAGCGAAGATCATCGGCGTGGAGATGGCCCACCGGTTGCCGTTGGCGTCGTTGCTGGTGCGCCGCAAGCCTCCCGTGATGCTCGTTGCTGCCGTGGTGGACGAAGCGCCGAACTTGTAGTCGAGGAACAGCGCGGACGCCAGGCCGAGGAAAGCGAAGGCATCGCCTACGCGCAGCGTCACCGTGACGAACGTCGCGCCCAACTCGGGCGCCGAACTCGACGTGGCGTTGTACCGCACAACAACGGTGTCTCCGTCATTCCGAATGATGGTCGGGGCCGACCACTCGTCAAGCGCGCTGTACGACGACATGCCGTACTCGCTCACGGACAGAGTGAACGTTGCCGATTCCCAAGCGGCCGCCGTTGAGTCGTAGATCGCGTGCGTGACCACCCCCGCGGCGGACACCGACAGCCTGGCGTAGTGGTTCGTCAAGCGAACGCTGGACGCTGCGACGCGCCCGATCTGGCGACCGACTGCCGGGTACCACTCACCGTCTGCCGCGAGCACCTCAACGGCCGTCCTGCCGTCATAGAACTCGTCGGGGACCGGCTCGAAAGACACTGCGCCAGATCCGCCGTTGGTGATGTTGATGATCTTGAGCGATACGCCGTCGTCGGTCGTGCGGTCAGGAGAGAACAACGTCTCCACGGTGCTGACCGCCTGGGCAGCGGCGTTGATGCTGACGAAGCCTGGGGTGGTCGTGATGCTGTGCGCGTTCGTCCGCAACGTGCCGACGTACTGGATCTCGGCCTTAGGCGACGAGTAGTCAGACACCCGGCGCAGCGTCAGCGACCAGGCGGCCACGGCGGCACGGGACGACCCGTCATTCAGCCACGACCACGACGCATCTTCGACGGCGTAGAAGCCGTCGTACATCGACTCCGACGACCACACCAACGGGAACACGTCCTCGTCGGGGTTGTCCACCATGCCCATCAGCTGCGCCGAGCGTGCCTGCGCCTCGGCGGCACGGTTGGCGGCAGTCGTGGCGGTCGAGTAGAAAACGCCCGACAAGGACAGGAAGTCACCCGATGCGTCGACGTTCGACGGGCCGGGAAGCACGCAGCGGCCAACGGTCAGAGTCACGACTCACCTCGCTCGCGTCGGGCGCTCACCCTGGCCAGGATCGGATCCAGTTCGGACGCCAACCGCTCCACGTCCTTGCGGTTCATGACGATGGCGTTGATGACCACGCCGGCGCCCGAACCGCTGCGGCCACCCATGCGGGGAGCGGCGCCCATCTTGGGTGTCTTCGTGATCGCCGGCCCGTCACCGTCGACGCCCTTGCCGGGCGCCTTGGTCAGGTCCCCGCCCTGGTCGGCAGCGGCGGCCTCGGCGGCGGCTTCCCTGGCGTCCTTGCGGGCCTGCTGCTTCTCGCGCCACAGGGCCATCCACGGGTCGCTCAGGCGCTTCCACTTGTACTTCTGGCCGAGACGAGTCAGCGCGTTCAAGTACTCGTCGGCAGTGATGTCGCCCACCTCGTACTTGCGCTTGAGGATCTCCATCTCGCGATCGAACGCCTGCCGCTTGCGGTCGGCGGCAGACGGCTGCGCCCCCCGAGCGTCACCCATTGCGCCAGCGCCCTGCGCCCACAACGCCGTGTCGTCCTGCATGGCGGGCCGACCAGCACCCTTGCCGTCATCAGGTGCCAGACGCCCGCCCGTCGTGTGCAGGTTGCCGTTCTCGTCGACCATTGGGCCGTTGCCGTTGTCGAGGTACTGAACGCTCACCGTCGTGGTGATGTTGCGCTCGATCCCCTTCAACTGATTGATGTAGTCGTTCAACTGGCGGCGCAACGGCGAACCAGGCTCAAGCCCCTTCGCCATGTCGCTCAGGGCCGTGATCTGATCCCTGACGGCGTTCTTGCTGTCCAAGGTGCCGTTCTTGAAGATGGCGATGTCCTTGGACGCCTTGATCGCAGCGTCGGCAGCCTTACGGGTCGCAGCCGCCTTGTCGTCCTCGCTCTTCTCACCGTCGAGCAGCGTGCCGCCCAACTCCTTGAGCGCATCCTGGTACTCCTTCGCGCTTTCCTCGGCCGCCCGGTAGTTCTCCAGCTTGTCGCGCTCTTTGCCAATCAGGTTCTCTTGCGCGGTCCGCAGACCATCAGCCGACTTGGCGGCTGCGTCCATCGACTCGGCCGCCGACATATTCGCGTCGGACTGCTCCCACGCCGCCTCAGCCTGCGCTGCCGCCTCTTCGGCCGCCTCGGCCTCAGCATCCGCCGCCGACTTCAACTCCCGCTCCAGTGACGACACGATGCCGGTCAACTCGTCCGACCCGTTGACAAGGTCGCGGAACTCGCCCAGCGGGGACATCGTCGCCACGTCACGGAAGACGCCCGGGATCTTGTCCCACGCGCCCGCCACATCGCCCGCCAGGTCGGCCAGTTCGGTCACGGCAGGGGCGAGTTCGCCGCCGAGCGTGACCATCAGATCCTCGCCGGCGTCCTTCAACTTGTCGAAGGCGGCTTGCATCTCGCGCGCCCGAGCAAGTTCCTTGCTGTCGATCACCTGAGCGTCGGAGACGCCCTCGAGCGCACGAGTCAACTGCTCGGCGTCCATCTGCATCAGACGACTGACTTCACCCCACGACTTACCGAAGACCTGTTGCGCGAGACGGGCGCGCTCGGCCGCGTCGGGGATCTTGCCGATTGCTGTTGCGGTCTGGATGAACGTCGCATTGGCGTCGACCGTGCCATCGGCGGCCCGCACGATGTCCAGGCCCAACTTCTCGAACTTGCCCGAGCCGATCGCCTGGTTCATCTTGCCGAACACGGCGGTCAGTTGCTCGGTAGAGATCCCCATGTCGTCGGCAACGGCCGTGAACCGTGACGCCTGCTCGACCGTCAGGCCGGTCTTGTCAGCGAACTCGCCAGCCGCCAAGGCAGCGTCGTAGAAGGCGTTGACAGCCTTGACGCCGATCGAGCCGACGAACGCAGCACCCGTCGCGATGATCTGCGGACCCATCGACGACACGGCCGACTTGAGCCCGCCGAACCCCGCCTTCAACTTGCCAGTGGCCCCGTCGGCGGCCTTGACGTCTGCTGCCAACTTGCCCAGACCGGTCTTAGCGCCAGTGGTCACGAAGTCGACAACGACCTCGATGCGTTCACGGAAAGCCATCAGCGCACCACCCGTCCGATCTCGACCTGCAACGCACGGAACGCCGCCTTGGGCACCGCGGTGCGTTCCTTCGCCGCCGCGCGCCGCAACGTGCCCAGCCCACGCGAACGCGAGTAGGACGACGCGGCACGCGGGCCTTGTGGCGTCATGACGGCACGACCGGGCTGCGGACCACGGCCCTTGCGGCCGTTGACGCGCGGGTAGATCCGGCCGGAGTTGTTGCGGCCCTTGTCGGCCAGCATCCACAGACCAGGCGGGCCGTGCTTGAGCACGACCTCCGTGGCCTTGATGCCAGGGTCGAACCCGACACCCAACTTGACCCGACCGCCCTTGAAGTTCGACATGGCACGATCGGCACCGAGCGTCTCCGTGACTGCCTCGATGCCTGCGTCCTTGCCGGCGAACCCAGCGGCACGCGAGATGCGCCGCATGGCGTCATCGTCGACGAGCCCGTACAGCTTGCGCGTGTAGTCCTCGATCGACGTGACGACCTCGGGCACGTCAGTGGGTCCCGGTGCTCGTCGCTCCCGTGGTCTGGAGGGTCGCCGTCCACGTGACGAGGCCGTTCACCGCCGACGAAAACGTGTAGTTCGTCAACAGCGTCTCGACGGTCAGGTACGGGCTGCCCGAGCCGGTGCCCGCGGGGCTGTAGCGCAGCGTCTGCGTGGCACCCGACGTCAGCGCCTCGACGCCCGTCATGTGCGTGTGCAGGGTGCTGTCCCAGTTGCCCGACAGGGTGATCGTGTTGCCACCCTTGAGGCCGAGCAGGTACGTGAACGCCGCGTCGTTGAGCGACGTGGTGTCCAGGTTCGCCCGAGTCAGGTCCACGCCACTGATGTTCGTGACGTAGGCCGTCAGGTCGGTGAGGGACGCAGCGGCATTGTCGTACGACACGCGGCTGGTGTGCGAGGAAACGAAAGCCATGTCTGGCGCTCCTTGTGTCAGGACCGGGCGAACGCCACGGCGATGGTGTAGGACGGACCCGACCCCGCGACGGTGTACGAGGCCCGCAGATACCGGCGCACGGTCGTGCCGGCGGCCACCGTCACCCGCTGCGCGCTGGTGCTGGTGGTGACTTGCGTGAAGGTCGCCAACGTCGCCCACGACGTGGAACCGTTCACCGAGTGCTCGATGATGACGTCCAGGGTCGGGGAACTCGTCCCGGCCACGGCCGTCACGTGCAGTTGCGCCACGCCACCGTTCGACGTGGCGGCGGTACCATCGACCGCTGTGCCCGTCCCTGTGGCCGTCACAGCGGCGTGAGAGGTCAACGCCTGGCCCCACTGCATCGCGCCGTTCACGGCGTACGACAGGGGCATGTCGACGCCACCGTCAACGGGTGACGTCGGGGCGGCAGTCACCTCGAACGCCGAGCAGATGCGGACCGGCGAGGCAGCAGCAACGCCAGCGGGAGCCACCAACACGGGGAACTCGGTTCCGTCCTCGGCATAGCCGCTGATGGTGTCCCAGTAACCGCCTGCGGTCGTGTCGCTGTCGACCATCGTCGTGACCGACAGTTCGCCCGACGACCGCCCGTGGATGTAGGTCATGGCCGTGTCGACCAGCGACGTGCGGTCGATCGTGGAGCGAGGCGCACCCGTGGACACCTGCGACGTGTACGCCGACAACGGGAACACGCCCGTGATCAACCGAGTCTCATACGAGGGGACGAACGCCATCACACACTCCTCACGACAGGCCGGTCACGTTCACTTCGACGTCGAACGTGGCGGCGATGAACTCCTGGTCGCCGTGCGAGGCGGTGCCGACCTGGGAGCGACGGACACGGAAGAACGACACACCCGACCCGCTGGCAGCCTCGACAGCCGCCTTGATCGAACGGGTGCCCGTGCCGGTGACAAAGGCGTCCAGTTGCTCGAGGCCCACGGCGTCGTCGGCACGGGACACATAGACGATCACCTGCACGTTGACGAGGTCGGAACCTCGCCCCATCGTTTGGTCGTACTCCGTCTCAGCGATCGTGATGACGGCATGAGGCGGCGCCAGTTGGCTGACACGGAACAGCGACACAGACAGGCCATCGATGGTCGACAGCGCCTCACGCAGCGCCGTGCGGACGGTCGACAGGTTCACGCCACGACCAACTTGCGGAACGGGGCGATCAGCGCCATGTAGTCCGGGTCCGTGTTCCGCATGAACACTGGACCGAAGTCAGCCGTCCCCTGCACGCCAAGCGGGCTGTTCCCACGACCGAGGAGGCGGGCGGCAGCGATCAGGGTTGCCTGCTCGATCTCGGCCGGAATCGACGACCAGCCCCACGTGCCCACGATCTGCACCAGGCGCCGGCGACCGCCGACCAGCGGGATCGGCCAGCACGAATCCAGGCGCACGATGTACTCGTACGGCCAGCGCTCGTCCTGTTCGTGCCACGTGTTGAGTTCGTAGTCGTCGGTCGTCAGCGTCGTCTCGTAGGTGCCGTCGGCGTTGTCGTCGACCTTGAGCGTCGTCACCGACACGAGGTCAGGCACGTGCAGTTCGTAGCCGCCCTCGGACACGAACGCCTTGGTGGCCGTGCGGTTCGTGAAGTCACGCCCGCAGTCGTTGACGATCTGCTGCGTCGCGGCGTCGAGCGCCCGCTGCAACTTGGCCGTCACGTCACCACGGCCGCCCGTGACGCCTGCGCCACCCTCAGACCAGCCCAGGTGCTCCATGAGTTGTTCGGTCGTTGCGTAGGCCATCTCACACCCTCTCGGGGACACGCCACCAGAACACGTGCGCCACACACGCCAGGACCAGCCACTGCGCCGGGATCACCTGCGCCGCCGCGACCGCCATCGTCGGACCGGCGGCATGGGCCACCAGACGAACGGTGTCGGTCGCCACGAGCAGTTGCAGGTGAGCGATCGCCAGGACGACCAGCAGGCGCCAATCAGGCTCGACGAGAGCCGCCAGGCACACGCCCCACGGGGCGACCATCAACCAGGCGTCACGCCAGCGGCCACGGTGCGCCGCCAGAGCGGTGCGGATCGGATGGTCTGCGATCTCCTGGAACCTCGGCCCGAGCGGGTCGGGGCCGGGCTTGCGGACGAACGACACGACGGCAGGAACGGCCAGGCCGATCAGTAGCCACGGGCACCAGGCCCACAGAGCAGCCCACACCGGCGCCGACTCCTTCACCGACGCGGCACACGCCACGACGATCACGCCAGCGGCAATGCCGCCAGGGTGGCCCAGTGAGGCCAGGAAGCACGCCCAGACGGCCAGAGCGGTCGCAGGAAGGTCGACGCCGACCGGGATGACCACTGATGGCCCAAGGATGCCCGGCAGGGCACACAGGAGCACGCAGACGGCAATTGCGACTTGCCAGCCGTCACCGACCGACAGGCGCCAGGCGAACAGGCCGCCAGCGAGCAACGGCCACGACGCCAGATGGACGACCCACCACGCACGCAGGTTGGCACCGCAGGCGAACGGCAGGGCGACCCGCAGATGGAACGGGCGCGGGACCAGGCGACCCTCGGCGGCGGCCAGGTAGCGGGCGGCGTCAGGTCCAAGCCTCACGCCGACACCAACGGGCTGTCACCGAACGCCTTGAACGACGCCTGCTGACGATCGTAGAACTGCTCGTCGAGAAACACGCCGCCCTTGTCGTGGGTGGTCTTGATGCCCGTGTGCACGTACATCGGGAAGTCGCAACCAGCAACACGCACACAGAACGACAGGTCCTCGCTGAACGACGCGCCCTTGGGGTGGGTCATCGTGTCGAACCACGTCTTGCCGTACTTCGCCTGCACGGCCTCGAGGACCGCCCGATGGATCAGCAGACAGGCGCCGCCCGTGCCCGACACTGGCACCATCTCGTCGCGTGGGTAGTCGAACATCGGCGTGAACCCGATGCGGTCGTCCAGTTCCACGAACTGGTACAGCGTCGGCTGCGCCACGTAGCGCACGCCGTACATGGACGCCTTGCCGGCTGCCTTGTGGGCGAAGCACAGGCCGCCAACGACAGGGCGCAGGGCGGGGTCGGCGGCTGCGATCAGGCGCTCAACGGTGTCGGCGTCGAAGCCCATGTCGCTGTCGACCATGAACAGCCACTCAGCCTGCGACTCGTTCACGACCACGTCGGCCAGCTTGTTGCGACCGTCCACGATGCCAGCGGCGCCGCACTCCTTACCGAGCGTGCCGTGAGGGTGCGAGACGATGCGCTGGCCGTTGGCGGCGTCGAAGAACAGCAGGTCGATGAGAGACGACGCGAAGCACGCTGCGTAGTGGCCGGGGTGCAGAAACCCGACCGCAACCGTGCCGGGGATCACCGAGCGTCCAGGGCTGCGACGTCAGGATCCAGCGTGGCGGCGCGCGGGCGACGGGTCGACCGCTTCTCGCCAGGACGTGACGTTGCCGACTCAACGCCGTCACCAAATGCCCAGGCGTGCGCCCGGACAATGGGGTCGGACGAGTCGTATTCGGCGCCCGGCAGCAGCAGCACGGGCACCTTGCTCTCGGGGTCGATGACCGCTTGACGGACATCGGGACGAACGCGAATGACAGCCATCAGATGGCCTCCTTGGGTGGCAGGGAGAAGGCAGGGACCGCCGGGCGCTCTGCCCTGCCGACAGGGCGCCCGGCGGTGAGTTCAGACCTGGGTCAGGCCGAGGTCTTGTCCTGCAACAGCACGAACGCGTTGTCGTTCACGCTGTCGGCGCCGGACCGGAAGTACATGAACCAGCCACGGCGGCCGTCGGGGAGGTTGTTCGCCGTGTTGAACATGTGCGGGATGTACTCGATCGACGTCGAGCCGGGCTTGTCGGCAATGACGTAGTTCGAGAAGTCACCGAACACGACCGTGTTGTCCTTGACCGTGGTGGTCGTGGTGGCGGGAGCGTCGTCGGTCTCGGTGACAGGACGGCCGAGGATGTTCTCGATGTTGGCCCCGGTGAGGTCCGTGCCGTAGTTGCCGGCGACGGCCACAGCGGCCGAACGAGCAAGGTCCATCCACAGCGGGTTGCCGACCCAGCGGCCACGGTTGCGGAACCGGATGCCAACGGCACGCTTGGCCGCCTGGAGGTCCACCAGACCGATCGTCGCCGCCGTCGTGGACGTCAGCTCGCGGTTGGTGTTGGCGTCCAGGGCGGTGTAGATGCCGAACGGCTGGCCGGAGCCGGAGCCGGTCATGTGGGCCGCACCCTCGAGACGGTCACGGCCATCAGCGAAGATGGTCAGGATGTCCGACGCCAGGCCGTCGATGTCCTCCATCGACTCGATCGACGCCTGCACGAAGCCCTTGGCTGCATGGATGGTCACGCTGGGCTTGGCGAAGTCGTTCGGGGTGTCATCGCTGACCTCGACAAGTTCACCGTCCCACGAGAACGACGATCCGGCGGTGGTGACACCGTTCCAGACGTTGCCCTGCGTCAGCGTCACGACACGGGCGATCGAACGCATGACGTTCGCGGAGCCGGTGTTCGTGAAGATGAGGGTCGGATCCAGGTGGGTCGGGACGAGCACGCCACCCGCGGTGTTCGTGCCGACGGCCATCGCTGCGCGCTCTTCGTCGGTGAGGAACATCTTGTTCCCGGTGATGACCTTGGCGAACGCACGGGCGTAGGTGTCGGTCGAGCGGGCGGCGATGTTGCGCGCCCACGAGATGTCCTTGGCGTGCCGCTTGAGCAGCCTGCGGGCGTGGGTCGGGTCGATGCCGCGCTCCTCGGCGCCACGAGCGACGAGGTCGCTGATCTGCGTGACGTTCATGGAACGGACGTCGTCGACCTTGGCCGGCTCGGTCGGACGGATGAACTGCGGGGCGGCGGCGCGCTCCACGTCCATCGCGTCGAGTTCGTCGGCACGGGCCAACTTGGCCTCGATCTCAGCCTTGAGGGCCTTCGACCGCTCGGCCAGGGTGCTGAGGGTGCTGTCCTCGTCGGGGGTGGCGCTGCGAGCCTCGGTCACGATGACCTCGCCCAGAGCCTCGGCCTCGGCCTTGATGCTCTCGCGCTCCTCCGTCAGAGTGGCAGCCTGGGCGCGCAGGATTTCTGCGTACTTCATGGCGTCTCCTTGTGGGGAAGTGGTGGGGGCGGTGCGTCAGTCGAACGCCGTGGCGAGGAACGCCTGAACGGCTGCTGACGACCGTGTGTGAGGACCATCGAGTGCCCGAGGCGGCTCGCTGGGGTTGGCAAGAGGAGTGCCTGGGGCGGCTTCTCCTGCGATCTGGGACAACTGGCGCGCGGCACGAGCGGCCTGCCCTGTGCGCTGCGCCTGTCGGGCGAGGTAGCGATCCGTCAGCGACACGCTGCGCGCCCCGGCCGTTGCCATCTCGTCGGCGCCGAACACGACGGGGCCGATCTCGTAGAGCTGCACTTCACGGATGGTGCGCTCGGGCAACTTCTCCGGGTTGGCGGCGGTCGCCTTGGCGGGGTCCACCCACTCTTCCTTCGTGACGCGGAAGCGGTACGACGCACCGAGGACCGACCCCATCATCCGGCCGTCCATCGTGCGGCCCTGCAACTGAGGCAGGATCCGGTCCCGGTTGTAGTCGGTGTCGAGCAGGGGGACCTCGTAGTACGGCCCGAAGTCGTGCTCCTCGAGCGCATCGAACGGGCCGAGCGGCGCCGACCCGATGAACGGGTCGTAACCGTGGTCGTACTGCGACCGGATGCGGCCAGCACGCTCCTTCATCGTCTTGGCGTAGGCGCCCATCGCCACGCGCTCGAGGAAGCGACCCTCGAACCAACTGTCGATCTCGTTCCACTCGTCGAAGCGAGCGAAGTAGCCGTACAGCGTCGTGCCGACGCCTTCGCCTTCGGCTCGCGACTCCAGAGGTTGGCCCACAAGGCCGCGG